CAACATTACTGTCTGCTCCATTGATGTAAAAAATAGTCGCAGCACTCTCAGAAACTTTGAGATAATTCTCCGAAATCCTGAAATCACTTGATGCACCGGAAACACCCATAGACCAACCAGTTTCAGCTCCATTATCACTTTGGATAAACGACACAAATGCGTTACCATCAGATGTATCCGTTTGTGCAGATATAATTGCATCTCCCGCTGATGCACCGTGATTGTGCACTAAAATACCATTTGTATCAGGGTTTGCTATTCCTGTAGAATAGACTTCCAGGTGTGCGGTTGGTTGGGTTGTCCCAATACCTACTCGCCCATCAGCTCTTAACGTCAAAATCTCAGTTTCATCAGTGTATCTATCATTGGCAAGGAGTATATCAAGTTTCGAGTGAGATTTACCAAGTACATTATCATATTTACCCATCTTGAATGTAGCTCTAACACCATCACGTGAAGATGTACCCTCACGTGTTAAATGCATAACCGTCGCCAGGTCAGGTGTTGTATTATTTATGGGTTGTGTATTTGTGACAACTAGGGGTGTTCCCAAATGGTTAAAGTTATTCCTATACACGGGCTGTTGATTGATAAATGCAGTACCCCCAGAGGTTTGGAAGAGGCCTTGGGGTTGTGTCGTCCCGATACCTACGTTACTATTTTCTAAAATAGTCACCTTTGCTGTACCCATAGTTGAGGTTTGACTTGCGAAGAAGTTGAGACCCTTCCCAGCACTCAAGATGTTTTCGATTTTATTTTCACCGGTAGCTGGGTTTGAATACATACGCATTCCACCAGTACCATATACCACTGCATTACTTCCAGTGACGTGGACATTTCCTGAAACTGTGAGAGTCTCAGAGGGGTTTGTATTGGCGATACCAATCTTACCATCAGAGGTTATACGCATCCTCTCGGCGTTCTTGGTTTTGAATCTAATATTTTGGTTGGTGACTGAAGTACTCGCACCATAGACCTCAATGCTACTCACGTTAGAAGCAGTCGGACCAGACTTGAGCACGAGAGCATTTGAGGTACTGTCGGCACCAGAATGATCTGCGTGTACTGTCACCGATACATCTGAGAAGACACTTCGGGTTTGAATGTTTGTAGTCACAGTGTTACCCACAATTGTCAGTGTGTTTCCGGAGGTGAGGTTCGCAAACACTTTGGCACCCACGGAAAAGTCATCAATTGGGGAAAGATTGGAAACACCTGAGGGGTAGGTTCCTACCGTGCGTAGCGCGACCATTTGAACATTGGCCCCAAATATGACAGGTGTAAGAGAAGTTGCATCAATTTGCAACAACTCGTTTGTACTGACGATACCACCATTACCCAGGTTTAATTGTTCTATAAAGACGTTACCAGTCGCATGTATCACATTTGAACCTATATCATCTATATATACATTAGAACCCACGCAGAGTGTATGTGTCGGGGCACTATTCGCAACACCAACAATACCTTCAGTGTAAAATTTACCATACACATGGACATTGACGGTATTCGAATCCATGGCAATCGTCTGTTGTCCGGGACCACCCACTGTGTAAGCACTATCGAACGTTCTTGAAAAAAAGAACTCCGTATTGGCTGTTGAATATCCAAACACCAAGTTTGCTTCTTCACCTGGGTGATCAGTCATTATGAGACCATTATCATACGCACCCCCTGGAAATCCATCAGCCATCTGAATGACCGCATTTGAAACAACCAAGTTGTTCGCAGCTAAATAGGTTAAATAATCGGTAATAAATACATTACCATCTACTCGTAGGTCACCGGTCACGTTGAGGTTACTTGATTCAACCACAACATTTCCATTTTTGAAAACAGCCGAGTTAAAACTGCCGTCATTATCTTCACCAACAGTGAGTTGTTTCCCGACAGCAACATTTGTGGAGTATGTATTACCAGTAACTTTCAAAACATTGGAACCAGCACTATTCACAACAAATTCGTTATTTACAGTTCTTAGGATATTAGATGTAGTCACATTCGTGGATAATATATTACCAGTCACCTGTAGGATATTTGGTCTTTGGCGATCGATGATAACATTACTTACACCAACCTGAAAATCATGGATTGGATTGGTAACACCTATACCAACTTGACTCGCAGACATACGAAAAACATTTGTGAAAGCAGTGAGATTCATATCACCTGTGGCAGTCAGAGAACCTGACATATTGAGATTCGCTACTGTGATTTCATCTGCTATGATCTCACCAGCTTCGATACTCGCCACACCCGTAATAATATCTTGTTCTCTGGGTGTGGCATCTAGACTGCCGACATAAATTTGGCCAGCTGTGACGAGAATGCCATCCGCTTGCGTCGCCATATACATTAATTACCGAATAAAATTCCAGCTAAACCATCTTTGATCCTGAGTACATTATAGTTTACAGCATAGACGTACATGTATGGACGGTCCGCCGCCTCTGCACCACGGATAACGAGTTTTGCGTTATCAAGCCGGCTAAAATTGCATGAACCAGAGGGGTTGTAATCGGATGCGTTGAGACAAAAGTGGTAGGCGAAGTATCGTGTCAGTGTTGGTGAGTGACTGGGCATATTGAAATGTGTCTTACCATATGTTGATTTGTAATAGTTTTGTGCTGTGTGAAAATATGTCGGTGACATATTTTCTAGGAGTGGTGTACCATTAATTTGTATATCAGCATTTTTAAACGTAAAACGATCCACGGTGAAGTTGATTTGAGATGTCCCAAATCCAAAGAAGAGTGACTTTACTGGATGATTGAAACTAGAAATATCTAGGACATTGTATCCACCTGAATCAGTTTTATTGTCTGTGACACTGTTGAGAGGGAATTCAACTCGTTGTGTCTGTGTGATGACAAAGTCTAACGTACGTTTCGTGAGTGACTCCCTCTCCTCAGTATCTAGGTAGAGGTAATTTCCATACATGGTCGCTTTCTTTTCAGATGCTGGAATGACTGCGAGTGTCGCTTGGTCAAATGTAATTCGTATTTCTACTTGATGACTCTGTAAAGCCACTAGGGGTAAAAATGCTTTGTGATCACAAAAGAAAAAATGGAGGGGTACGAAATATTTATTCGACAATGAAGCCTTGTTATTGAGTTCTTGGGATTTGTTGTATGTGTCCGCTAGGTAGTTTGGCCAAATTTCACTGTAATAATCAAAATGTTGGGAATCAACTTTTTGACCACCTATGAAAAGATCGATAGTCGAGTTGTAAAAGAGGTTCGATGCGATGTTGTCATTACTATTACTGTCAGCCTCGAACCAGAGTCCATTGATGACATCACCCAATACTGGAATGGTGATGGAAGTGTCACTATCAGTAATAGTTTTGATAAACTTGGGAGCTTGAGAGAAATTTGTGTGCCGTGTAAATTTTGTACGGAAAAAGGAATGTCCCTCATCACTTGTCAGATATATGTCTTGAACACCTTTTGAGACAAGTTGTATTAATGCACCGGACATTTAATTATTATTTAGATTATAAAAACAGACACTTTCCCTGAGGGAAGTCGCTCTTCTTTTCTTCAACCTGCTTCCCATGTATTTTGAAACCACCTTGTCTATACACTTTCATCCTTTTGAAATACATAGCTGTGAAGATTGACCAAGGATCATGAACATCATAGATGTGGGGATCATTCTTCTTACCCTTCGTCTCTCTCATAATTCTCCCAATGCTTTGGGTAATATCAGATTTGGGTGACGCTAGGATGACAGTATCTAGAGTGGGTATATCTAGACCCTCATGGGCTTGACTGAACGTCGCAAAGATGATCTTTTTCTTTGAGGACTCTTGGAGGGCAGCCTCTTTCATACCACCCATGTAGAGTCCAGATGTCTTGGGGAAACACTGATGAAGAAACTCACAATGTTGTCGGCGGTCACTGAGAACTAGAAGTTGTCTCGTCCCAGATGAGGCTTTCTTGACAAGTTCCACTAACATCCGATTTCTCTGGCGGTCCTCGACAACTTCTGTTATCATGTTGGGCATTGATATCTTTCCATTCCGCATGGAGGGTGGTGGATTCCTGTAATTTGGGGACTCGAATGTTATTGGAAAAACCTCAACCTGTTCCTGATTTTTTCTCTCAACCGCAAAGAATGTTGGTCCCATGAACCAATGAAGAACCTTGGTGAGACCATCTTTCCTCTCTGGGGTTGCTGAGAGACCAAAGATATGTCGAGGACACATCTTAAAAAGACTCTGACTGAACACCTTAGCACAAATATGATGCGCCTCGTCTACGATGAGTGTTCCTACAGAGTCAAAGTCTGAGAAGCTATATTCCTTTAGGGACAACGACTGGAGCATTGCGATGACAAAATCACACGCAACCTCTTTTTTGTCCTGCTGTACAACACCAATCGTAGCACCCGGGCAAAATTGTTGGATGCGCTCCCTCCACTGGTCAGCTAAGAACTGTTTGTGTACGACAATCATGGTCCTGTACCCCAGTTTACATGCTATAGCCAAGGATACCGTCGTTTTGCCGTAGCCACATGGTAAAGAAAGGACACCATGCCCTGCTTTAATTGCTGCTGTGAGTGCCTCATTTTGGTGTGTAGCATCTCGGAGTTGTCCAACGAATTTGGTTTTGATACGGGTAGGTTCGGGACGTTTGTCTTCCCGAGGCTCTCCAAGCTTATCGGTTCCATAGAATCTTGGAACGCAGACTCCAGTCTTAGTTGCTCTGAAAACTTTGAAAGGCGGTGGAGGAAATCCATAGTCTCCATTGACCACAGGTCTTACCGTTAATTCTTTTTTAATTTCTTGGATTGGTCCTTCACTCACCAGATACCCCGTTCTTGTAAGGGTTGTCATTAATTACTTATTTAAAGGGTACAAACTTTAAATGAGTATAAGATGCCTACCGTCGACGTTGAAGAGAATATTAAACAACTGCGTGTTAATATTGAGAGAATGACCCAAGAGGTTTTTAGACTTCAAGGGATGCTCCAAACATTTGAGGGGTTTAAGAAGGGTGGTCTGAAAACTATTGACCTTCCCAACGACCCCAATCAGGAGCCCGTTGAGGAACTTGAGAGTGTCCAAGAAAAGCCTGAATAAGCACCAACATTCCAAACCCCTTTAAAGTCCACCACAACTTCAACTTCATCATCCTTTATTAGAGACTGAATGGGACGTCCTTTGACGTTGCACATCACTCTCCTATAACGGAACGGTACCTTCACTTTTAGAA